GCCGCCTGAAGTGCGGAAGTGACATACTTCATGTCACGCCTTTTCATGACAAAATTTTTATAGGCAAGGGCGATTCGATATAAATCAAATGTTTTCTTTTGTTCCGGCTCGATAGCTTTCTCCAGCGTCCTGCCGCCTGCCTGAATGAGATCTTGGGTTACCCCTGATTCCGTGAGAAGCTTTGTCGCTTTTCCAAGCACAGCCTTTGCTTCTTCCAGCTGTTTGTCCAGAAAGTCCTGACAGACACCGACCGCTCTTTGCCTTGATTCCTCCCAATGCGTCCCGTTATAGGTCATGTAGTCTGTCGCATCGGTGTAGACGAGGATCTCGCCTTTTTCTCGGGTCAAGACCTTAGCCTGACCGATATCTGAAAAATCGGGTGGCATAAGTGAGAAGTCCTTGCCGTATTCTTCCGGAGGGATATAGCCTTCCTGTGCAGATACTTTCTTTCCGAAGCGCATCGCACTTTGCCAGATGGTTTGAAGTTCATGATCCGAAAGCGGAGGATTACAGAGGTCAGCCTTTTTAAGAAACATCTCATGGGCTTCCTCCGTTGCGCCAAGCCTTATGATGATGCGACCGGCATAGTGCGAGAGTGTCTTATTTCTTGCGCCTTCCGGAATCTCGCTTTGTGCTTCATCCCACTTTGCAAAATCATCTCGGATAAAGTCCGTGATAAGCTGATCTCCTTCACGCCAAATGACCTCCGTATCGGGGTTTCCGTACATGAAACGGGCACTTCCCAAAGCTCCGGCATCGAAGAAAGAAAAGAGGTCTGCGAGTTCTTCTTTGAGCTGTGCATAGCCTTCGCTATCTCTTGTTTCAGGGATGGGAAAGTAGACATGAAATCTCGGCCTTGCGGCTCTCATGCCTTTTTCCTTCATGTGATTTCTACTGGTAGCGATAGCGAGAGAGACACCGTCAAAGAGACTTAGGATATCCTCAGGTAGAATCCAAGTCTCAGGAGCATCGCTTTTTTCGTTATCGCAGTCCATGCTGATATGGTCGGCTTCGATAAAATTTACATTGCTGCGATAGTTGTTCTTATAGCTTGCCGCCACATGGTCAAAGGAGACAGCATCCTTAAACGTTGCTTCGTCCGTTACCTCAAGTCTGTTTGGATAGTAAACATTCGATTCCTGTCCGCAGGTATCTGAGTTGTAGATGGTTAGTCTCATTTGTTTCCCTCCTGCACTACCGGGATTCCCAGTTCCTCCGCCGCTTTCATCTCCTGCCACATACCAATGCTGATCTGGCCACCAAAAACACGGACTTCATCAGAGTGGCGCATGATTTCAAGATTCATCTCCATAGCTCGCTCTCGTTCAGCATCAATGTTGTCATCCATAAACTGAGGGAATAGAAGATGCGGAGCTATGGGAATATTGCCTTCTGCAACTATTCTCCGGCAGTACTCCCTGGCATTTTTTGTGTTCGTTTCGGCATCTTCCCGATAGGGTGAGCAGACATAAATGAGCTTGTTCATATAAAAAAACTCCTTTCGATTATTCTCGAGAGGAGCAAAACAAAAGGGATAATGATCCTCTCACTATCCCCTTGGACAATTTATTCGGTTTTGGGCAATTGAAAAGGCTTATTTTTTTGTATGCCAGTCTATAACAACGCCAACTATTTATGTTCTCAATTTTTATACTCAAGATAATCAAATTTTTTGCTTTATTTCCTTGACTATTCGTCACAACGAAGTATAATTAAATGGACTTCGGATAAACGAAATGAGGTGTGCAGTATGGAATATGTGTCAGTTAAGGAAAAGGCAAAAGAATGGCAGGTAAGCGAACGTCAAGTCCAATATTACTGTAGGCAGTTGAGAATTGAAGGAGCAATCAAACAAAGTGGTGTATGGCTTGTTCCAGCAGAGGCTGAGAATCCATCATCGACTGAGAATAAACAACTTCGATTACTTTCTCTATTCTCAGGATGCGGCGGAATGGATCTTGGATTTGAAGGTAATTTTAATATCCTTAAGAAACAGTACAATTCTAGAATTCATCCTGATTGGAAGGTGAAGGAGTTAGATAATAGGCTTATTCTTCTACCGAAAACAAGATTTTCTACAGTTTTTGCGAACGACATTATACCTGAAACTCAGACAGCTTGGTCTGAATATTTTGCAAATAAGGAATCGACTTATTGCTTAGATAGCATAGTCGATTTAGTTAAATTACAACAAAATAACTCAATTAATATATTTCCTAAAAATATAGATATCGTCACAGGTGGATTTCCCTGCCAAGACTTTTCAGTGGCGGGTAATCGTTTAGGATTTGAATCGATAAAATCTCATCTTGGGACAAAGTTGGAGGTAGATGCACCTAGCATAGAAAATAGAGGGAACTTGTACATGTGGATGCGTGAGGTTATCTCCATTACAGAGCCTAAGGTTTTTGTTGCCGAAAATGTCAAAGGGTTAACCAATTTAGGAGATGCAAAAGAAATTATCGAAGCCGATTTCTCAAGTATTTCCAATGATGGCTACCTTGTTTTTCCCGCTAGAGTACTTCATGCTGCAAATTATGGTGTTTCACAGAGAAGAGAGCGTGTCATTTTCATCGGAGTACGTAAAAATGCACTGCAACCCGGAATTCTAGAAAAATTAGAAGATTTAGATAACCATGCTTATTTAGATCCCTATCCTGCGATTACCCATTCCGACCAAAATATCCCAGGATTACTTCCATATGTAAAGCTAAAAGACATCCTCTCAGACCTTGAGGAGCCTGAAAAAAGTAGAGACATTGATCAGCAAAGATATTCCAAGGCAAAATTTATGGGCAAACATTGCCAAGGACAGATAGAAATAGATCTCGAAGGAATTTCTCCTACAATTCGAGCAGAACACCATGGCAATATTGAGTTTAGACGCTTATCTAAAAAACATGGGGGTAAATATGTAAATGAGCTAGATGCGGGACTAAAAGAGAGAAGACTAACAATTCGAGAATGTGCAAGGATACAATCATTCCCTGATAACTATCAATTTTGCAGACCTGGGAAAAATGGAGTTTCTACAACCAGTGCATATAAAATGATTGGAAATGCTCTTCCCCCTCTTTTAGCCTTTCATATCGCAAAGCGCCTAGAAGATTTATGGTCAATCTATTTCGGCAACTACTGCATTTAAAAAGTTTAATTCTATTTGGAAGTCCCTATTTTCTTTCAGTTTCTCGCTAATAATACCCATCCAGTAAGTTAATCTGGCGGAGCAGTCATCTACTGTAGGAGAATAAGACTCCCAGTACTTGTCCAACTCTTCAAGTGGCATTTCTACGATCTGCTGTTTGAATTCTTTTTTGATGCTATAAAACGACTCATATACCCTAGGCAATCTTTCAAATTCAATATCCCCTATTTTCAAATCAACCCGTCCTCCAGCTGTAAAGCGGTCTCTTAAACTAGAGTCAACGACGCTGTAATTAGCAACCAACCATTTGGCCAAGCGTTTATATTTCATACTACCACTAGAATAAATTAGTTCGGGAAATAGTAAATATGCCTTGGATAAGATCTCTTTTTTAGTAATTTCATCTAATTCGTTCCAAGTTTTAATTGTTGCTGGAGTGCTTTCAGCAATCCACCACGCAGTCTCTCCTTGCTCTCTAAAATAAGTTGTAACCAGAGAAATTGGATCATCAGAATCATTTAGCTGCTTATAACTTATACCGCTTCTGGCGAAAAACGAATCTTCAGGGTTTTGTGCTAAATTGATTTTGTATCTAGGGCTATGCGTTACAACCACATCCGAAATAGAATCTTCGTATCTTGCATAGTTAACAAAACAGCCATTCTTGTTAACCTTCACATAAATAATATACAAATCTTCAACGTCAATTCGAGTGCTGCCCAAAATACTGTTTCCTAAAATGGTCCATGTATTATCAGGTAGATTAGCACTAGTTGAGCTTTTCACTTCAACTCCGTATTTTGTATCTCCAAAATTATAAACAACATCTGGGAAAGCGTGACTACCCTCAGTGTAGTCTATTGTGCACTCATAACCCTTAGCTTTAATTACCTTTTCTGAAGCCTCAATAACTAGCTTTTCAAATTCTGTCGGACTTGTTGTTCTCGAAAACCTTGAATTTTTCTCGATTTCATTCATATATTTCAGCTGATTAACTATTAGTTCCACAAATGAATTAAATTTAAATGTATCCATTTTATCCCTCTCCTACTTGTTCCATCATCATCTCATAATGCTGGCTTTGCCCCATTAAGCGAAAAATCATCTCAAAGGTCTCCCGACACTGATCTACGCTCACACTTTCCGAAACATAGTTCAGTCCATCGCTTATAACATTAATTTCACTTGATGTAATATACGACAGTAGACTGCTTGCCACCTGATATTGAGAAGTGTCAAAAGTTCCGTCTCCCTTTACTACAATAAATTTATCTTTGTTTTCCACAAGAATTTTATTGCGTAAATCAGCCCCTTCGTAGCCACACAGTTGCAGAAAATAATATTCTAAAATGCGGCGAATTACATTGATGAGCGGAATCTCTGAAGCAACTTCTTTGTATTCACTCCATAAGGCAGCATAAGAGTTTTGGACCGGATTATAATTTTCTTCTTGCGTAGGGGCATCTGCTCTTTGTCTTGTACACAATTTAATTTTTGAGATATTGCTTATCTTTTGTACCAAGAAAAAAGATACAAAAGAATATCTGCCAACTTGATTGTAGGTAATTTCTCGATGGAAGTATGTATTATGCGTAAGAACGAAGATTTGTTTTATATAGTCGCCCCTTCCTGTATTTGTCAAATAGTCGACATTGTTATGACAAACTTCAATCATTTCTCTCACAAGGGCGCTAACAATAAATAACGAACTGCTATCCATGCTTGAAACAGGATCATCGATAACAACTATTTTGGGCAAAATCGAACCATCAGAACTAAGAGTCCCTTTTACAAGCTCATAGAAATATAGAAATGCGATGAAGTTTCGTTCGCCTTCACTTAGCTTGTCTGCAACTAATCCGTTTTCCCTCACGACTTCATAAACATTTGGCACATCACGCTTTTCTCTTAAGACAAATCCTTGAAACCCTGAATCACGAAGTAGCAAATTAATACTTTCTACAGCGGTTGACGTATTGATAGTTTGCCTGTTTAATGCTGATATTTCGGTCTGAATCTTTTTTACTTCCTGATCAGCATCAGAGTTTATTTTTCGTGCGGCTTTTAAGTCTTTCTCTAGCCCAGATTTACTCTCCAGATAGCTCGATACATCAGAATCTAATATGAACGCAATGTGTCCCCACACCATCTTCTTACATTCATTCTGTTTTTGCTGCTTAGCGCCTACCACATTATTATTTTTTTCTATTTGCTGATTAACTCGCTCAATTATGTTTGAAAGTTCCGTTAATAAATCAGAAGTGTCTCTCAGCTCAATAACCATCGATGGATCATTAAGCTTATCAGAAATAACTCGGCTATTTTCTTCTATTGTTTTTTCGAGTATGAGCAACTTGTCCTTGTACTCACTGTAATCAAATTTAGGAAAGAGATCAGCAAGATTTTTTTGTAGTACTTCTATTATGCGTCCAGCTGTTGATTCGTAATTATGTTTATAGTTTTTAAGTTGACTGATATTTTCCTCATATACAGAGTCGAAGCACAATTCTAATTGGGCTTCAAAATCATCGGGCAATATTTGCTGGCAGTAGGGACACTGATTTTGGGCAGCTTGATGATATCGTTCATACCCCTGTCTAACCCAAGTTAACGAATTGATCCGCTTCATAAAATCAGCAAAGGGTGTGTTGGCAGAGCTAACAATAGCTTTTGATAAAAGCCCAGACAGCGGCAACTGCTCGGCCGGGAATTTACACACATCATAAGTTCTTGAAGAAGTATCAAAAGCCGTGTCATAAAGTTCACGCATTTCGATTTCATCAGCCTTACCTTTTACAGATGTTTCGCTGACTCTTAGCACCGCTTCCGCAAAAGTTCTTTTTTGTTTTCTGCCTTCTTGCGTCTTATCAAAATCTTCTCTGTACTTTCTTGCTCGTTCCCAAATATCATTTTGAAATGTGCTTTTTAATTCATCAAGATCAGCTTTTAATTTATCTATTTCTTCCCCAGAACTTCTATATAAATTTTGTTGCTCTGTCAGTGCTTTTCTTTTTTCAGCAACTTGTTTTTGAATACTTATATTCTGTTCACTTATGGTAAAGACGCCGGCAAGATTATCGTAATTCTGAAGGTTTGCTGAGCGGAAATTGTCGTCATAGACGAGGACATCAAAGTTGCCTGAGGATTGCCCAATACCCCACTTAATTCCTACATCATCTGCAATTGCTTGAGCAATTGTTGATTTGCCAGTACCGTTCTTGCCATAGAAAAAATTTACCAGTGTCGGGGTGAAGGTAGTACCGCAATATGTTGCTGCATTCAACTCGATGTGCTCTATAGGAGCCTTTATTTTTTCTCTCATTTTTTCACTCCTATCTCACTCTTGGATTCGCCCTTCGCGGACCCATTCATCTACTTCCGAAAGTTTAAACTTGTACATCTTGCCGGCCTTGTAAGCTGGAAGTTTTCCGCCACGTACCCAGGCACGCACAGCATCCTTGCTCATGCTTAGGTGGTCTGCCACATCCTCAAGATTCACCCATTTTTCTGTTTCTGTTGTCTGGATATCGTCCATGTTTTCTTTTTCCATGTATTCCTCTCCTTCATTAAAAAGGGAAAAGCCCCTCATCTCTCAGAACTTCTATCAGATTGATTCTTTTAATTGTCCAGTGAGTACGGTTCAATTCGTTGAAGGATGATGCACTTTCAATTGCAAGTTTTTCCCTGCAATCATTTAACTTTTGCTGTGCTATATCCCAGAAATACGATGCACAAATTCGTATTCCATTATCCTGAATCGTGATATCTTCAATAAATCCTATTTTTGCCACATGCACAGCATCTGTTTTGCCATAGTTATGATTTTCGGTAGCAAAAATAGCTGGGAAAGATTTTATTTCATCAATAGCATCGTTTGATAGGTGAGCATATCTTTCCTTAACCGGTGAAGAAATGCTCTCTGTTAAAGCTCGAGCGCTTGGAACAACAAAGTGACCAGACAGTGCGTCTTCAATAACAAACAAATGATAATGTTCATTGTTAAAAGACCTAGGAGAGTTGGTCTGTGCCGTTTGTATAGATGCCGACGGAAGGAAAATCATCGTATTGTTAAGTTTCTCTACATGCCCTACCTGTAGGTTACGATCTCCTATTTGCAAATTGGCATTCTCTGGAATGACAAGGGGTTTTTGCTCATATTTTTTAATTTCATCACTCATCGTCGCCACCCCACATATCATTCATGTTTAATTTTTCTACATGAGCTATCTGTACGTTGTGATTTCCCTGCTGCTGAAAGATTGTAGGATTGTATATGGTTTGTTGCTGTGAACCTTTGAAGCTATTTTCATCAGCTCCCATTTGACCTACATACTCTTGATTGTCATCGTCGATAACTTCGAAGTCGGGGGCCGGTTTTTTAGCATCGCCTGTAACATCTGCCGGAACACCTAAATTAATAAGATCAAAACCTTGCACCAAGTTTTCTCCCAGGCTGCCTTCGTAGACTCTTCTTCCGCCACCTTTTGGAGGACATAAAAACTCAAAGGTTTCTTTGCCAATAATGTTTCCTTCGGAACGTAACACTGCAAAATGCCAAACACCTAAGAGAAACGGTTCAAGGTATACTTCATCGATCTTTGGGATTTCCCTTTTTGTCGAGACGCTACCATCTTTATTGATATAAAACAGGGTTTCATTTGAAATTGAATTATCACGATTGATCAGATCGACGAGTGCTCGAACCAGGCGCTCGTCTTTTTTCATACTGCCACCTACTTCTAAAAACGCATGAGTAAATTTCCTCATCCGACACAACGCTTCTTGATAATTTTCTTTTACTACGGAATCGAAGGATGAACGAGCCGCAGGATCAGCAAAACAAAAATACTGCCCGCCTTCAGTCTTGCACGCTTTGTATTCAGAAGTATTGCCTTGGAGCGTGTTCTTCATCGTGAAAAGTGGATCTTGTAGGTCCGGCACGAGTATTTTAGCAAGCCCCATGAGTGTATTTAATTCAGAAAGCCCATCCGTCTCTCCGTTGTAGTAATCTTTTGCAGTTTTTCTCTGTTTGCGAGCTTCAAGTAGTAATAGAAAAAATGTTCCTCCGCAAAGTCTAAGATTTTCATCTTTTTTCATATTTTCCCTCAAAAACCAAGTCCGCTAAGTGAACTAAGTCAACTAAGTATGGTTGCCCAACCGAACTAACCATCAGCTATCCCTGTGAGCAATCACAGGGACATTATTTATATCGGTGGTTTTGTGTGATGAATCGTATCAAATACCAATAAATCACACCTAATAATTATATAACGAATAGACGAATAAGTACACTCTTTTCTATTCGAACCGACACAAATCTCCTTGCGATGGCTCGCAAAAAGCCAATCCAAGGAGGTTTTTATGTCAAAGAAAGAAAAACAAAGTCAATCCAAGAAACAACGCTACTACCCGTTAAGAAGACCGGACGACCCCTATAGCGTCGACCTTATCCCAGTCAGTGAAGAAATCTATCAGGAACTAAATCAAAGCATCAATCGAATCCGAAAGCAGGAACAGCGGGCATGTCGATGCTTTTGCCCCAAACACCTCTTTTGGAAGTGTGCGGCTGACTGTGATGTCTGCCCTTATCACAAAAAAGGAGAATTCCTTTCACTGGATGTGCTAGTTGCAGATGAAAACAAGGATATGAGCACGCTTATCGACTTAATCGCAGATGAATCAGATTTATCTGAAGAGCTTGAAGAAAAGGCATTCAAAGATGCTGTTCAAATTGCAATTCAAAGCTTATCTTCCCGTGACCGGGAAATAACTCGGCTATTTATGGACGGTCTTAGCGAACGAGCTATCGCATCTGAAACCAACTGTCCAAGAAAAACCGTGAACTACCGAAAATCGGTCATTTTCAAAGCCTTGCTTGAGAAATTAAGCGACTGGTTCTAGCACATCAAAAACTTTTTTCAATTTTGTTTGCCCAAAATCCCTCCTCTTGTCCAAGGGGAGGGTGAAGGGACAAACGATACCTGCCCTTCGGATAGGAGGAACGCCAATGAAACGAGCAAGAGACCCGGATGACAAACAGCTGATCGGACTACTTATCACCATCAGCATCATGTCAAAAAGATTAGCACAAGAACTCATGAGTAAGAGAAAGGAGGCCAAGTATGGAGCAAATGCAAATCTATGAACACGAACAGTTCGGAAAAATCCGAACACTGACAAAAGACGGAGACATCTGGTTTGTCGCAACGGATATTTGCGATGCACTGGATATCAAAAACACAACTGACGCTGTTAAGCGCCTGGATGATGACGAACGGTCTAGATTCAATCTAGGTCGCCAGGGAATGACCAACTGTGTCAATGAGTACGGCTTATATAACCTGATTCTGGCCAGCCGAAAACCTGAAGCGAAAATCTTCAAACGCTGGATCACGCATGAGGTGTTGCCGGATATTCGAAAACACGGAGCCTATTTGACTCCTGCGAAGTTGGAAGAAGTACTTCTTAATCCGGACACCTTAATTCAGCTGGCAACGGAACTCAAAAAAGCAAGAGAAGAACGTGACGCCCTTTCCATCCGGAATTCGGAGCTCACCGTTCAAAACACGGTCATGCAGCCTAAGGCGGACTACTTTGATGAGTTGGTCGATAGAAACCTGCTCTCCAATTTCCGCAACACGGCAAAAGCCCTAGGAGTGAAACAAAAAGAGTTTATCGACTATCTCCTAGACCGCGGCTATGTCTACAGAGATGCAAAAGGCACACTCTTTCCTTATGCCGATAAAAATGACGGTCTTTTTGAAATCAAAGAGTGCTTCAACGAAAAAACTAACTGGAAAGGCTATCAGACACTGATTACGCCCAAAGGACGTGAGACATTCCGTCTTCTTCTCGAAGGAGGTGTCTCATGAGCAGAATTAAGTTACTAAAAGACATTGTTGATGATATGCACGCTTTGGCGGACAGCCTTGGCACATTGGCATCGGCACTCGAGAGGGACAAACCTGAAGTTTCGGAGCAAAAAGCAAAACCCGAACTCAACCTGTCCGATGTCAGAGCTGTTCTCGCCAAGAAGTCGCAGGCAGGTTTCACCAAGGAGATTAAGGCACTGATTGAAAAGTACGGTGCGGAGAAACTCTCAGCGATAGAACCCATGCACTACGAAGCCTTGCTAAAGGAAGTGGAGGGATTAAAGAAATGACAGCACATGCCATGTTATCCGCTTCTTCTTCCTACAGGTGGCTTCACTGCCCGCCCTCGGCAAGGCTGAACGCAAAGGCCCGAGACGAAGCATCGCCTTATGCCTTAGAAGGCTCAGCGGCACACGAGCTTGCGGAATACAAGCTGAAATCTGCTCTCGGCATGAAAGCGGATGATCCGACGGAAAACCTCTCCTACTACTCAAAAGAGATGGACGATGCAGCAGCCTTCTATGCCGACCACATCATGGAGTGCTTGGAAGGCATAAAGCAAACCACCGCCGATCCGATTGTCCTGATTGAGCAAAGGCTCGACTTCTCCGACATCGTACCGGAGGGCTTCGGCACAGCGGACTGCATCATCATCGCTGACGATACGCTCTATCTCTGGGACTTTAAGTACGGAACAGGGGTGCTGGTCGAAGCGGAGCAAAATCCTCAGCTTATGCTCTACGGTCTGGCGGCAAGTTTACTCTTTGACAGCATCTACGATTTTGATGAAGTCAAAATGACTATCTTTCAGCCAAGAAGAGACAATATCTCAAGCTTTACTTTGCCAAAAGAAGAACTCTACGGCTGGGCCAAAGAAACTGTAAAGCCCATCGCCGCACTGGCCTTTGAAGGCAAGGGTGATTTCTCAGCCGGAAGCTGGTGTCAGTTCTGCAAGGTAAAAGCGACCTGTGCAGAACGAGCAAGTGCCAATCTTGAACTGGCTAAGTATGACTTTAAAAGACCACCGCTCCTGACAGATGAGGAAATCGAGTCTGTCCTAGACAAACTTGATGAGCTTTCCGCATGGGCCAAGAACATCAAGGACTACGCCTTGACAGCTGCCAAATCCGGCAAGAAATGGGCGGGATTCAAACTCGTTGAAGGCAGGTCAAATCGCAAGTACAGCGATGAAGCAAAAGTCGCCGAGACGGTTAAGCAGGCAGGCTTTGACCCTTATGAAAAGAAGGTCTTAGGCATCACTGCCATGACTCAGCTTCTCGGCAGGAAACAGTTCAGCGATCTCTTGGGAGATCTCGTGATTAAGCCTCAAGGCAAACCGACGCTTGTACCGGAAAGCGATAAAAGACCGGAAATGACAAACATATTTGATGATTTTAAGGAGGAAATTATCCATGACTAAGAATCCAATGAAAGTAATTACAGGTAAAGACACGCGCTGGTCCTACGCCAATGTGTGGGAGCCAAAATCCATTAATGGCGGAGTGCCGAAATTCTCGGTATCTCTCATCATTCCAAAAAGCGACAAGAAAACCATTGAAGCCATCAAGAAAGCGATTCAAGCCGCCTACAAGGAAGGCGAAGCGAAGCTTAAAGGCAACAACCGTTCTGTTCCGCCGCTTGAATCCATCAAAACACCGCTTCGTGACGGTGATACGGAGCGTCCGGATGATGAAGCCTATGCAAACAGCTTCTTTCTCAACGCCAACTCAACCACCCAGCCGGGTATTGTCGATGCCAATGTGCAGCCAATCCTGACCCGCTCTGAAGTCTACAGCGGAGTCTACGGCAGAGCGTCCATTAACTTCTACGCATTCAACTCCAACGGCAATCGAGGAATCGCCTGTGGCTTAAACAACCTGCAGAAAATCCGTGACGGAGAACCCCTGGGAAGCCGTACCAGCGCAGAAGACGACTTTGCTGATTTTGCTGAAGACGATGACTTTCTGAGCTAAGGAGGATACCTCATGTTTTGTGAATACTTTTCTCAGCTCTATCAGCTTTTCACAGCAACGCTTCTGGCCGGAACACTAGCCTTCTTACCTTTCTACCTTGTCTACAGATTCTGCCAAGCCGTATGGAGACAGGCAAAAAGGCAAAAGAAAAACTGATGACGGGAGGGCGGGGTCAAAGGCTCCGCCCTTTCTCTCTATGGAGGGAGTAAATGAAAACAATATGCTTAGACATTGAAACTTTTTCCTCTGCCGATTTAAGAAAAACAGGAGTTTTCAGGTATGTCGAGGAGCCGGACTTTGAAATACTGCTTCTTTCTTATGCCATCGACGGAGGAGAGATAAAGACGATTGACCTCGCTCAGGGTGAAAAGGTGCCGGAGAGACTCATCCATGCCCTTCTTTCAGATGATGTCATCAAGTGGGCTTTTAATGCTCAGTTTGAGCGGGTTTGTATCTCGGAATGGCTGAAAAGAGAGGGCTATGTATTAGAAAAGCCGCTACCCTTTGGCCACGATCCCGAGTATCTTCATTACCTATCTCCTAAGTCCTGGTACTGCGATATGGCCTGGTCTGCCTATCTGGGGCTTCCCTTATCTTTGGAAGGGGTCGGTGAGGTTTTAGGACTGGATAAACAAAAACTAAAGACAGGTAAAGATCTCATCCGCTATTTTTCCCTTCCCTGTAAGGCAACTCGAACAAACGGCGGCAGAACAAGAAACCTGCCCTCTCACGATCCGGAAAAATGGGAACTTTACAAATCCTACAACAAGCGAGATGTGGAAACGGAACTTCTCATCCACGATAAGCTTTCCCGTTTTCACATGCCGGATCAGGAATGGGAAATTTATCACAGAGATCAGGAAATAAACGACCTCGGCATTTTGCTTGACAAAGACCTCGCTAAAAATGCCATCCGGATGAATGAAGCCGTCCGTGAAGAAAGCATGGCAAAACTGAAACGAATCACCGGGCTTGAAAACCCCAATTCTGTCCTGCAGCTAAAAGAGTGGCTTTTATCAAGGGGAATCGCAACTGAATCTCTTGATAAAAAGGCAGTAAAAGAACTCCTTAAAGATGCTTCAGGCGATGTCAAAGAGGTTCTTGAAACCAGGCAGGAACTTGCCAAGTCCAGCGTTAAGAAATACGAAACGATGAGAGACTGTGTCTGTCGCGACGGCCGTGCCAGAGGGCTTTTGCAGTTTTATGGAGCCAACCGCACCGGCCGCTTTTCAGGAAGACTCATTCAAGTTCAAAATCTCCCAAGAAATAAGATGAAAGATTTGGAGCTGGCAAGAAAGCTGGTCAAAGATGGTGACCTTGAATCCTTAAGTCTGCTCTTTGATTCTATTCCGCAAGTCTTATCAGAACTTATCCGCACCGCCTTTATTCCGAAAAAAGGACACATCTTTCTTGTCGCTGATTACTCGGCCATTGAAGCAAGAGTTTTAGCCTGGCTGGCGGAAGAAACATGGCGGATGGCACTTTTCTCTGAAGGCGGTGATATCTACTGTAGGTCGGCAAGTGAGATGTTCGGCGTTCCTGTAGAAAAGCACGGTGTGAATGCACATCTCAGGCAAAAAGGAAAAATAGCGGAACTGGCCTGTGGCTACGGCGGCTCGGTCGGAGCCTTAAAAGCAATGGGTGCCCTTGAGATGGGGCTTTCGGAAGATGAACTGCCGAACCTGGTAAGTGCCTGGCGTGCGACGAACCCTAATATTGTCATGCTCTGGCAGGACGTTGACCGAACGGCTATAGCTACCGTGAGAGAGCGATTGAGGAAAAAGGAAGTTAAAAATATCCGCTTTCGCTATGAGTCCGGCATGCTCATTATCACCCTTCCGTCCGGTCGAGAGCTTTTCTATGCAAAACCCCGCATTGAAGAAAACCGCTTCGGCGGTGAGTCCATCACTTACGAAGGCGTAGGCACGGGTAAGCGCTGGGAGCGAATTGAAACCTACGGCGCAAAGCTTGTCGAAAACATCGTGCAGGCTATTTCCAGGGACATCTTATGCAGTGCCCTTATGACCTTTAAATACTCCGACATTGTCATGCATGTTCACGATGAGATCGTCATCGAAGCCGATCCCCGCATGTCGGTACAGGCTGTATGTGAGCAGATGAGCCGGACACCTGAATGGGCTGAAGGATTAAAGCTTGATGCGGATGGCTTCACTTGTTCATTTTATCAGAAAGATTAATTGCCCAAAAACACCGGATCTGTCCAAGGGGGAAGTGAAGGGAGTTTTCCCTATCACAAAAAAACGGAGGACAGATCATGTTTTATACCAAATTGACACTTTCAGAAAACAGCAAGGTTATCACCCGCCTATCTGATAAAAACGTCTACTCCATTTGCCCTAAATGCGGAAAAGAAATCCAGGTGAACCTGAGTGACGTTTTGAAAGAAGAAGATACCGATCTTGATACAACCTGCGTCTATTGCAAATCCTGTGCAGCCGAGTGGCTGAAAGAAAAAGCGGGGGTCTTCTATGAATGACCTCCAGAGAAAAGCCATCGGAAAATTAAGAAACAAAGGCGCAGGCTACAAAGCGATCGCTCAAAAACTGGGCCTTTCCGTCAACACCGTGAAGTCTCACTGCAGACGAAACGGGCTGACGGGAAACCGAAGCGTTACAGATGCTATTGAAGTTCTCTTTTGCAAAAAGTGCGGAAAGAAGCTCACGCAGAGCGTAGGAGCAAAGCAGAAAAGCTTCTGTTCCGATGAATGCAGGCTCTCCTGGTGGAAAGATCATCCGGAGAAGGTAAAGCGCAAAGCCTACTACGAGCTGACCTGTGCTTATTGCCGGAAGGCCTTTCATTCATACGGAAATAAAAACCGAAAGTACTGCTCCCATGAATGCTATATCGCTGACCGCTTCGGGGGTGGTTCTTCATGACAAAGGAGCAATTTGAAAGAGAATCAAGGTATCAAGAAGCCTTCCTGCTGGTTGAAAACCTGTACGAAAAAGGGCTTCTGACAGCCGAAGAAAGCCGGAATTTAATGCACCATTTTGAAGACTTATATCAGCCCATAATCGGCCATTTATTACTTGCTATTTATCCTCTTTAGAGTGATGTATATGAGTGGAGGTGATAGTTCATGACGAAAATAATACAAAAAGTGAACGCCGTGAAAATGGAGCCGCCAAGGAAAAGAAAGGTGGCTGCCTATGCTCGGATATCTATCGAGAAAGGCAGAACGCCCCATTCGCTCTCTGCTCAAATCAGCTATTACAGCAAGCTTATTCAGGGAAATGCCGACTGGGAGTATGCAGGAGTCTATGCCGACAAAGCCGTCTCAGGGTTAACAACAGACAGACCGGAATTTCAAAGGATGCTAAGTGATGCACGGGATGGGAAAATCGACATCATCTTGACAAAATCCATCTCGCGCTTTGCAAGAAATACGGTCGACCTTTTGGAGACAGTGAGGGAGCTGAAGGATTTAGGCATTGAAGTGCGTTTTCAAAAAGAAAAGATTCATACCTTATCTGAAGACGGAGAGCTGATGCTTTCGCTTCTTGCTTCCTTTGCCCAAGAGGAAAGCAGATCCATTTCCGAAAATGTGAAATGGGGCATTCGCAAGAACTTTCAAAAAGGCATCGGGAATTCCTTTCATATTTACGGCTACCGCTGGACAGGCAAAGAGTTTGTCATTGTTGAAGAGGAAGCCAAAATTGTAAGGCTTATTTACGATAACTACCTCAAAGGCATTTCAGCGGAAAAGACAGAAAAGCAGCTCGAAGAGATGGGCGTCAAGTCCTATACGGGTGGCCATTTTGGAAATAACAGCATTCGCCAAATCTTAAAGCAGGAACGCTACACCGGAAATACGCTCTTTCAGAAAACCTACATCGAAGACGGAAAAACCAAGTACAACAACGGTGAACTTCCTCAATATTATGCGAGAAACACCCACCCCGCCATCATCAGCGAGGAGACTTTCAACAAGGTACAGGAAATAAGGCAGAGAAAACGGGAGCTTGGGGCTTTTGCCAATCCACATATCAAGACATCCGCTTTAACTTCGAAAATCAAATGCAAACACTGCAATCGGAGTTTTCAAAGGGCCGGCAAGAAAAACAAGACCGGGCATACAAGGTGCTGGATGTGTGCGACAAGAAAAGCGGGACAGGGAAATCCCTGTGGCACCGGCGATATAAACGAGGAACAGCTCAAGAAAATCATAAGTGAGGTTCTCGACATCGATGAATTTGATGACGAAGTCTTTCTTGAAAAAGTAGATCATATCGATGTCACAGGAAAAGACCATCTGGAATTTTTTATGACTGATGGTTCACTTATTCATCGCACCTACGTATCCACTGCCAGAAAAGATGCCTGGACACCCGAATACAAAGAAAGATACAAAAGGATAAAGCGAAGCAAAGATACCAACGGTTTAAAGAATCCGGCAACTCCCTATACAGGATTTATCAGGTGTGCCAGATGCGGCAACAGTTTTAGTGGACAAAGGAGAACTCTAAAAGACGGCACAACAGAATATTACTTGAGATGTCGGACGAAGATTAGTGAGTGCCCGTCAAACACTATTCAGGAATCGACCTTAAACGCTTTAGTCTGCGATGTTTTAGGCCTTGATGAATATAGCGAAGCGGCGATGGACAAGGCGATGGATTACTGCGAAATAGCAGATAATACCGTATCCTTCCACTTCCGTGACGGCCACTTTGAAAAAAGAACCTACGAAGAAAAGAAACGGGGCACGCCTTGGAGCAAGGAGCGTCGCAAGAAAGCCTTGAAAGGAATGAAGGAATACTGGAGTGACCCCGAGCACCGTAAACAAGCAAGTGAACGCATGAAGAAAATCAGGAGGGAGAAAAAATGGTCAAGTCAGTAACAACAATACCTGCCAGAATCAATAAAAAGACTGCCATGCCCATTGACTCTCCCCGAAAAAGACGAGTCGCTGCTTATGCCCGTGTTTCTACCGACAGCGAAGAACAGGCAACAAGCTATGAAGCACAGGTCGACTATTACACCAATTACATCAAGAGCCGAAATGACTGGGAGTTTGTCAGAGTATATGCCGATGAGGGCATCACTGGAACAAGCACCAAGGATCGTGTTGAATTTAAGGCAATGATAAATGATGCCCTTGACGGCAAAATCGACCTCATCATCACAAAATCTGTCAGCCGCTTTGCAAGAAATACAGTTGATACTTTGACGACGGTCAGGAAGTTGAAAGAGAAAAATATCGAGGTCTGGTTTGAAAAAGAAAACATTCAAACGCTGGATTCCAAAGGCGAGCTTCTCATCACTATCATGTCCTCCCTTGCCCAGGAAGAATCCCGCTCCATTTCTGAAAACTGCACCTGGGGACAAAGAAAGCGGTTCGCTGACGGAAAAGTCACCGTTCCTTTTAGCCGTTTCTTGGGCTATGACCGAGGAGAGGACGGCAATCTAGTCGTTAATCCGGAGGAAGCCAAAAGCGTAAAACTTTTATACGGTCTTTTCCTTGAAGGACGATCTTGCTACGGAGTCGCTAAGGAACTGACGTCTCGAGGGATTAAAACACCTGGCGGCAAAGACAAGTGGAGTGCCCAAAGCGTAAGATCCATCCTTACAAACGAAAAATACAAGGGAGATGCCCTTTTACAGAAGTCTTTCACCGTTGACTTTCTGACGAAGAAGAAAAAGATCAACGAGGGTGAAATTCCGCAATACTATGTGAAAAACAATCACGAAGCCATCATCGAGCCTGAGACTTGGGATTTTGTGCAAACACTGCTTGAGCATGATTACAGGAAGTCAAAGAACAGCGTCACTATCTTTTCAGGAAAGCTGAAATGTGAAGACTGTGGAGACTGGTACGGCTCCAAGGTCTGGCATTCCAACAGCAAGTACAAACGAACTATCTGGCAGTGCAACAGCAAGTTTAAAGAGAAATGCCAAACCCCGCACTTTACGGAAGATGAAATAAAAGATGCTTTTATGAAGGCTATAAGTATCCTTATTAAAGACCGTGAGCAGATACAAGCGAATTTTCAAGCAATTGAAAGTATCGCCTACAGCACGAAAGAACTGGAGATTGAACGAGACAAGCTCTATGCGGAGATGGAATCCATATCGCAGCTCATGGAGCAGGCGATTCAAAATAACGCCAGAGTGGCCTTGGATCAGGAAAAATACAATCAGGAATTTGATGAGATGGTCGAGCGGTTCAACCGTGTGAAAGAGAAATATGATGCCATCAACGAGAAAATTGAAGACAAGAAAACCCGGCATATTCAGGCCGGGCGTTTTATAAAAACCTTGCTGGCTGAAGATGAAACGACAACCTTCAGCCCGCTCCTCTGGCAAAGTCTCCTTGATTATGCCAAGGTTTCAAGGGATGGAAAGATTACTTTTGTTTTCAGAAATGGGGTGGAGATTTAAGAAGACAACTCTTTGCATAAGATTAGGGAAAAAAATCAACAATTCTTCCAGCACTTCATTGGCTTTATTTCAATTATATCGGCAGGAGGTATTTGAAAATTGTTCTTTAGTATAAGTATATTTTCATTAGGCTCATCAAAAGCATTCCAGTATGCTTTTGTCAAATAATTTAAAACCTTGTCTTTTTCACTCTGATTCTCGTCACCATCATATACAATATTCTCACCTTTTACCTTTGCAACGATCTTGTAAGGAGCATGACTAGAAGCCCATTCTCGGGATAGTTTTAACCTGAGAAGATCATCTATATTCATTAAGATTTCTGGTCGAATATGTACCTCTCCACCATAAGAACTTTGATCCCAAATTGACAGAAATCCACAAGTTGCATAATCAAAATATAGCTTCCTGCCTATTAACCAACGTTTATAGGCTTCTGTGCCATGACTTGGACAATACCCATAGGTAATATCGTACACTCGATCATTATATGTTAATACTTTCTCATCTAAATTAATATGAATGCCATGTTTTTCTAAGAAAGTTCGTAGTTCTGAATCATGGCACGAATAAGATTTTTTTAAATCTAATATTCCATGCTTTCTAAAAGACGAACAATTATTTGCACTTGTAGTCACATGAAAGTAAATAAATTCAAAATCTCTATAGTTATGTGGAAAATTCCCATAAGAAAGCATTACTTCTTCTATAAGGTCTTCAATGTATCTATATGTATCCTTCAAGCGCAGATACCTTTTCCAGACTGAGATTGGTACGCCCGTTAAATCGACTAAAGTTTGTTGAGCGTTTTCACTTGTTCGAATGTCATAAACCATATTTTATATTTCCTCATTACTCAACCTTACAAAAGGAAGACATTATCCAGATTATTCCCCAATAGCACTTATAAAATTATTTACACAGCAAAAACCGACCGTTCCTCTACCTCTACCATGTCACGCTAATTTTGAGTCAGCACACCCCTAAAAACTTTTGAACACCCCTAAGCAGCAACCTTTTTATAATCGTTAAATTGTATCAATTTCGGTATTATCATTTCTATGTTCTTACTCATTTTGATACAATTTTCAAATGCCTAAAAACGGCTGAAACGCCTTGAAAGAGCGGGATTTCAGCAGATTTACGCCTGTCAACTTTTGTAAAACTGAAGCGGTTTTTCACCTGTTTCAGATAATTGTTTTATTTAAGTTCGGAATTTTGCACCCCCTACCACAAAACGGAAGACGAATCGTTAAAAAGTATGGCAATCGTTAAAAGGTTTAAGAAACAAAAATAGCCCCACGACCTAAGTTCAACTTAGACCGTGGGGCAAAACCTATTATCGTGATGGTCTGTCGTTAGTCTTGCAGCCTATATTTCGGCCAATGGTTTCTTCTAAGATACGGCAAACTATCTGCTAACACTTCTAGCACAAACTCTTCTAGTGTCTGATCCGGCTGAAGATCATTTCCTACCATGCTTTCAAGATGGGCATATTCCTCATTCGTAACTTTGATTGTTATGGTTCTCATTTTGTTCTACCCTTTGCTCATTAACATTTAGTTGTCAGCAGTATAAGATAAACAAGGAGTCCATGCATATTAATCTCCGAATCGGGGCCTTCTACTGATTTCATATTTTCTTTACTCCATCAATCGGCAGCCATGACGCAATACCATCAGGCCAACCGAGGAGCACTTTATCTTTTTCCACCTGCGAGACCTTATGTGTTCTTTCCTTCACCCAATTAGGCACCGTTTGGCCTGTGGCATAACGAGATGCCGTCACCCTAACAGTGTCTCCAACTTTTATCACTGTGGGGTCTGGTGCTGCTCCCGGTATTTTGAGTTTTTGTCCGGCATGAATAACGTCAGATGTCAGTCCATTTAATTTCTTGATTTCCGGATACCTTCTTCCATCGCCTAAAAGTCTGGCGGCAATCCGCCAAAGGCTGTCACCGCTGACTATTGTATAAGTTCCATATTCAGCAGCAGACTTTTCCGGATAGATGACAGTTCCTTCATCATCAAAGACAAAGTAGCCGCTGTTTTCATCCGCCTTTCTCTTGGCATTGGCAAGCACCTTGTAGGCTCCAATCTGGCTCTTTTTATCCTGCCAAGATTTACGCACCCGGTAATAGCCTGCCTCAAGCTTTGCCGGAGGATCATCACTCGGTGTCGGAGTGACTGAACTTCCACTCATCAACCTTTGCACATCCTGACGGAAAGTGTCCATGCTTTTTCCGAACTTTGAGAACCAGTGCCTTGGATCACCGTGATTGGATGCGATCCCTCTTTGATGCCCTTCGTAGTGCCCGATGATGACTCCGTCCGCCAGCGGATTAAGTGCATAGAGCTTACAGAGATACGCACAAAGTTCTATCGCTTCCTTATAGACTTTCTCAAAATACGAGCGGTCATTTAATCCGTCCTCGCAAATTTCAAAGCTGGTATGCGTGTTGTTTGCCGCACCGCCTGCATGCCATCCTCTGTGATCCCAAGGAAGCGTCTGATAGGTGGCAATGGAGCCGTTCTGAAGCTTCCCGATAAATCCATGCACGCAGACTGCTCGATCCATCGGCTGATTCCAATGATTGTTGTACTGATTCTTTCCCAGTTTCCCGTCATCCGGACCGACATAGCGTTTTAAATAAGGATTGTTCGCTCCAGTCGAATGCACCATGATGCCTTTTACTTTTATTTTCCTTCCTGCTTTGTAGCAGGCGTTTTCTGTAAAAATCAGCTTATTGAGATTCATCGCCCTCGTCCTCCTTTGAAATTGTTTCCAGCACATTTTTCAAGGCCTTAGGTATCGGAAGCCCCAGATGCGCAGAGTTTTCCAAAATGGAAATACCTTCATTCGAGAGATAGAAAAAGATGACGGCAGTCCTTATGGAACTGCCTTCTTTCAAGATGGAAACATCAATGATGTTGCCGATGCCTATGTGTTAAGCAATCCGGCGTGTAGGTTTTCTGCATGAGGACTTCTCCGCAATACTTCTCATTTTTCAGTATTCCGTAGACCGCCCCAGGCTTCCATTCGGTCAACCCCTTGACCGTTGGAATGCCAAGTTCCGTCAGGCTCTTGGCAATTTCGGGACCAGAAATCCCGTTCAAGTACGACTTGAAGATATACCGCACCACCTCGGCTTCCTCTTCCACGATGAACACTTTACCAAATTCATCTTTGTCATAACCCAGGATGCACCAGGTCGGAAACAGTGGAATGCCACGGGAGAAACGATTCCGGCAAGCCCATTTGATGGATTCGGACTTGTTTTCGGATTCGCCCTGCGCCACAGAACTCAACAAAGCCAGCATGGCATCAGTGTTTCTATCCGTGGTGGTAATACCTTCATTTTCAAAAAAGATAGCAACAGGAGGCTCCTGCTGCTTTAGCTTTCTGGCAATAGATAAGCAGTCCAAGGTGTTTCTGGCGAAACGGCTGATAGATTTGGTAATTATGAGATCGATTTCCCCAGCCTCGCAGTCTGCAATCATCTGCTTGAACTGCTCCCGGCGGTGGATATTAGTCCCACTTATCCCCTCATCAGCGTAGACCCGTACCAATTCCCAATCTTCTCTTTTTTGGATGTACTCGGTGTAATACTGCACCTGCAACTCATAACTGCCAGCCTGGGCTTCCTGCCCTGTGCTGACACGGCAATAAGCCGCAACTCTTAGGATTTTTGGTGTGTCGGCAGTCAAATCCCGTATCGCAGGAATGACCTCAACTTTGGCTTCTTCCGCATAAGCATTTTTAATTTTGTCCTTCGCAGCCTTACGCTTTTCAGCCTTGGTACTGGATTTCCACTTCGTTGCGGGTGCTACCAACACACCTTGCTTTGTCTGTTTCATCATCTCACCTCCATTCCCACGGTAAGGCGACCGTGTAAAGGATTTCTGCCTCCTCTGGGGCTATTAAATTATACATCAAGAAGCAAAATTTCATATTGCAAAGTAGTTCTGTTGGAATTACACCAGAACGTAAAAAAGCTCCGCACCGCCCAATCATGAGCGACACGGAGCATAAGCCGTATTTTCTTATAGAACAGATTTAACTATATTGAACAGTCTATCTGATACCATACTTTTCGATGATGTAATCCATATCTTTATCTCCTCTGCCAGAGAGGTTGATAAGAACAGAACCTTTACCCATAGTCTTGGCCAATTTCATACCGTAAGCAACAGCATGGGAACTTTCAATGGCAGGAATAATTCCCTCCATTCTGGAAAGTTCAAAGAACGCATCAATGGTTTCGTCATCAGTAACAACGTCATACTTTACTCTACCCAGATCGTGGAGAAAAGCGTGTTCAGGTCCACAGGAAGGGTAATCCAGACCACTTGCAACGGAATACACTGGCGCAGGATCACCGTTCTCATCTTTTAACATAATGCTGTTGAAACCGTGCATAATTCCTTCTTCACCGTAAGTGAGACTTGCTGCATGGTCACCCATCTTGATGCCCCTTCCAAGAGGCTCTACACCATAGATATCAACGGGATCATTTAAGAAGCCAGAGAACAAGCCCATAGCGTTTGAGCCGCCTCCCACGCAAGCAACCACTGCATCAGGAAGTTCACCAGTCATATCAAGGAACTGTTCTCTTGCTTCGATGCCAACAACGCTCTGGAAGTCACGCACCATCATAGGGAATGGATGCGGGCCGACTACCGAGCCGATGCAGTAGATGGCATCTTTATACTCATTGCAGTATGCGGCGAAAGCAGCGTCAACGGCTTCCTTCAAGGTCTGCAATCCGTCTGTAACCTCGACCACTCTTGCACCAAGAATCTTCATTCTTGCAACATTGGGCGCCTGCTTTTTAATATCCACAGCACCCATATAAATGTCGCATTCCAAACCGAAGTATGCTGCGGCAGTAGCAAGAGCTACACCGTGCTGACCTGCACCTGTTTCGGCAATGACCTTCTTTTTTCCCATATACTTTGCAAGTAGCACTTCA